GTGGCTGAAGACTGACCGCAACGGCAACAAGTTCATGGCTGGCCGGATTGAGCATGACGTTCCGCGCGACGACTTTCGTTCAAACGATGCTAGCGGCGTTTCCGGGCGCGGTGGCGGTGGAGGTTATCCGCAGTCAGGCGGGGGAAATAATCGCTCGTCGGGAGGTTACGACCTAGACGACTCGGATATTCCGTTTTAAAACGGGGATATGGAAAAGAAATGCACAGTCTGCGCCGCCTTGAAGCCCGCTGAAGGTTTTTATTCAAACCCAAAAACCAGCGACAGGTTGTCGTCTCAGTGTCGAGATTGCACGAAAGCCGCCGTAAAGAAGCGGCGCAGACTAGACCCGAAAGTTCAGGAATACGACCGCAAGCGCGGGTCTCGAATGAGCGTGGATAAGTTGCGCGACTATCGGGCTCGCTTTCCCGAGGCATACGCAGCCCGAACTGCTGTTGGGAACGCGGTGCGGGACGGCAAGCTGCAAAAGGAGCCATGCTTGTTTTGCGGCACCGCAAAGGTGCACGGTCATCACCGTGACTACAGCAAGCCGCTGGAGGTCATTTGGTTGTGCGCGCGGTGTCACAATCGGCTTCACGCGAACTTTCCCGAGACGGCGGCTCATGAGCCAAAACCATGAGCCGTCATCTTCTAGTCCTATCCTCGGAGGCAATCCGCTCAAAGGCCCTTAAATGGGTCCAGCAAGCGCCTCCGGGGACGAGGCTGACGTTCCAAAGCCCGCGCCGGTCGCTGGATCAGAATAGCTATTTTTGGGCCATGCTGACCGACATAGCGGGACAGAAAGACTATCACGGCATACGCCTTTCGCCCGACGACTGGCGCTTGTTGTTTCTGGACGCCCTAAAGCGCGAGGTCCGCATGGTGCCGTCGCTGGAGGGCAACGGATTCGTAAGTCTGGGCCGGTCAAGTTCTGACTTGTCCAAAGAAGAGTTTGCCCAGCTCATCGAGGTCGTTCACGAATGGGGCGCGCGTAACGGCGTCAAGTTCACGGGCGTTGACACCCCATCCCATTAAGGCATAATCCCCGTGCTTCCAAAAAGCACATCGACCCTCCCTGTTGATGGACCCCGGCTGGCCCCGCGCCGGTCGGGGTTTTTCTTTTCGGCAAGGCGTGCTAGAAAATCAACGTCAGTCCCGCTCTAGGCCTACATATGCCTTGAGACGTTGCAACCGGGGCCGACTTACAAGACCTGCGCTAACCCGCAGGCCGCCGGGAGTTGATCGCCCGGCGTGTAATCTAGGGCGCTGTGTTTGTCCGAGCAGCACGAATGCCTAGGCGGCCCGTTGGTCGTCATCGGACTCCAATAATCCAGAAATATCGCTTGACACCCTCCCGCCCATCCTCCATTCTCTCCTTACCAACAAGGGAGAGACGAGATGACCAAGCCCAAGTGCATCACCGAGACGCTGGCTTTCTGCAAGCGGATTGAAAGCGAGTGGAGCCGCGATTTCCTGCCGTTGGGTCTGCTAGAAGAAATGGGTGTTGACATGAACCATGTCCGCACGTTGGCCCGCATGGGGCAAATTCGGCTTGCCCCGTGACCCATCCCTACACCTACACCCTATCCTTCCAAGGCATTCCCGTAGAAACCGGACACTGCCAGACGGAAGCCCAAGCCGTTGACGCCCTTCGCCAAGCAGAAGCCTTCATGAACTTTGAGGGCGAGTCGATTGAGGATCGGTTGAGGGAGATTGGATTGTGAGCGAACTTATAAAACTGGCCTTTGGCCTTGCGTTCTATGCATTTCATCTCGCGATTTGGGCGGGCACGGCATATGTCGTGTTCTGGCGCGGAGAGTCGGGCTGGTGGTTTTTGTTGGCGGCGTTTGTCTCATTGATGTTCTCTAGCGTGAAGTCGTCTTGACCATTCCGCCAAGCCAATCTATCTTCCATCGTCCTTTCGCGTGTAGCACCTAAACGGTTAGCCGGAACTGGATCGCGTTTGTATATCATAGGCTCGTTTGACCGCTTCTTTCCCGGCTATCTCCGCAAAGAATACACGCGGGATCGCAGGGATGGTCACGGGCAATATCTGCCCTGCATCATCCACGGCCTTCGTGTGGTCCAAGGCAAGAGCCTGGAGTTTCAGTGCGTCCTGACCGATTACGGCGCGGGTGCCGGGTTCCTTGCTCCGATTGAGGCGTTCTGCTGGAAGATTCCCGACAAGCCTCGCTCGCCAACGGAAGCTGTAGACTACACCTACGTTCAGCCCTGGGACTGTTTTTCGTCCGACTTCGGCGTCCATGCCTTTGAGTTCCACAGACGCATGAAGGCGCAAATCCTCCCCGACAGACGAGGAGCGCGCTATAGGTTCTCGATAGACTTTACGGGTTCATCGCTGGCTGATCTAAGCGAGCAGCACAAACACTTGCACGTCATGGAAATGGACGACGGGACCATTGGCGCTTTCCCGAACAATCGTGTATTGTGGATAGAGCCTGCGATGTGGAGCAAGCCCTTTGAAGGCCGTCCTGATTTCGAGGCTCTGTCAGGTGAATGGATGGCTGAGTGAACGAGAAGTGGAAGCTGCAAATAGGCGTTCACGGTCCTAGCTGGCTAGCAGATGCTATTCGGCTGGGGCTAGTCGAGCCTGTAAGGGACGAAGGTCCGAACCGCTGGGCGCAACACGGACTACGCATTGTCAAAACCGGCGTTGTCGTTCCGCTGGGAACCGACTTGTATCGCGACGCGCTTCCGTTGTGATTGCGGCGAGCCGTTTTCTAGGCTATGGTTTCCTCAACTCACTGGAGAAAAGCGCCATGATGCAGAAACAAGGCAAGATGGGCGGGGCGATGAAAAACGCTTCCGCTGGTCGTATCAAATCGATCCAGCCGCCTGCCAATCCCCTGAAGACCTACGGTCAAATGCAACCGGGTGATCGCAAGGGTAAGTAAATGCCCGGAGGTCGTCCCTCCCTCTTCAAGCCAGAAGTGGCTAACGAGATTTGTCAGCGGCTGTCGAAAGGCGAGCCGCTTTCAGTCATTTGTGAAGACGATCACATTCCGACGTTCCAGACGGTCTATAACTGGGAGAAGGCTCACCCCGAGTTTTTAGAGGCTTCCACGCGAGCCAGACAGATCGGGACGCACTTTCTGGCCTATGATAGCCTCCGCATTGCGGATGATCCGACCATCGATCCGGCCAACAAGCGCATCATGGTTGACACGCGCCTTCGCCTGATCGGCAAGTGGAACTCCAAGCAATACGGCGAGAAGGTCCAGCAGGAGGTCAGCGGACCCGAGGGCGGTCCCCTTGTGGTGATTAGCGGCGTGCCGCGTGCCGAGGGTTGATCTTGGTTACAGGCCTAGGGATCAGTTCATTCCCTTCCACATGCGAAAGACGCGCTGGGCTGCGCTTGTGGCGCACCGTCGTGCGTTGTGGTAAAACCAAGAATGCCTAAGAATTTTCTGACGCCGATCAAAAGCCGCCTAATGGCGAAGGTTGAGTTTGAGCCGAACTCCGGTTGCTGGCTTTGGTCTGGCGGCATCAACGAGCGTGGATACGGGATTATTGGCTTGGGAACGCGAGAAATGGGCGTTGCCAAGGCGCATCGCGTTAGCTGGGAACAGCATAACGGGCCGCTTCCGGATGGCGCAAATGTTCTGCACAAGTGCGACACTCCAGCGTGCGTAAACCCTGACCATTTGTTTTTAGGGACGTTGGCCGATAATGCCCGCGATATGGTCCGCAAGGGGCGGAACAAAATGCCAGACAATCGCGGCGAGCGGGCGTCTTGGTCAAAGCTTACCGAGGCGGATGTTAGGCACATAAAGCGGCGCGTTATGTCGGCTCGCGCTTACGCAAAGCGGTATGGCGTTTCGTGCGGCAACATCAGCAATATCTGGCTCGGCAAGTCGTGGAAGTCGGTTGAATGCCAACCATAAGCCTCGGCTATCAACCCAGGGCGCAGTTCGTGCCCTTTCATATGAGGGAAAAGCGGTGGGCGGCTCTCGTTGCCCACCGGCGCTAGTGCTGGCAAGACTGTCGCCACGATTGCTGACCTGATCGACAATGTGCTGCGCTGTCCTCTTCCTGACGCGAGGGGGGCTTATGTTGCCCCGACGTATGTGCAGGCCAAGGACGTGGCATGGGGCTATGCCAAGCGGTTCTCTGCGAACATTCCCGGTGTCAGCTTCAATGAGAGCGAGCTACGGATAGACTATCCGAACGGCGCGCGGATCAGGCTTTATGGCGCGGACAATGCGGACCGGATGCGCGGTCTGTATTTCGATCACATGGTTCTGGACGAATATGCGGACATGAACCCTGCGGCCTGGAATGAGGTTCTGCGCCCTGCCCTTGCTGACCGTAAGGGATCGGCTGTCTTTATCGGAACTCCGAAGGGCCGGAATGCCTTCTATGAGATATGCGAACACGCCAAGGAGGCCGAGGACTGGTATTATGTTCGCCTGAAGGCCAGCGAGACGGGTATCGTTGATGCCGAGGAGCTAGCCGACGCGAAGGCTTCGATGACGCCAGAGCAATACGTGACCGAGTTCGAATGCTCGTTCGATAGCGCGGTTGTCGGGGCCTACTATGGCGCGGAGATTGAACAGGCTTACGATGAAAAGCGGATCGGCAAGGTTCCGCATGATCCGGCGCTTCCGGTAACGACCTATTGGGATTTGGGTCTGGACGACGCCACGGCGGTTCTGTTTGTGCAGACGCTAGGCAAGGAAGTTCGGATCATCGAAGCCGAGGAATGGAATCAAACGGCACTGACCCAAGTCGCCGCTGACGTTCTCGCCAAGCCCTATATCTACGCTGATCACGTCTTTCCGCATGACGTAAGGGTTCGGGAGATGACGACAGGCCGGTCGCGGGAGGAAGTGCTTAAGCGGTTGCTGGGCAAGCTGTCGGTCGCTCCGATGCTGTCGGTTGATGACGGAATCAACGCCCTTCGCACGATGTTTACTCGCATATGGATTGATGAGGCAAAATCGTCTAAGTTCCTTGAGG